ATAAAAAGAAACAAAAAGAAACAAAAAGAATTAAAAATAAATTGGAAAAATTTACTTGTTGAATTTGCAATATTTTTATAAGTATAATCTAGGCAAGATATAGTATCATTTGTGCCGTACAAAATACTATGTTGGAGGTTTTTATAATGAAAAGTAAAAAAGAAATGGTAAAAGAAATTGTGGAACTAGTAAAGTTAGTTGCGAAAACCGTTAATCTCGAACAGTTACAACGCATATATAAGTACATAATTTATATTTACCGTCAATAATCATTATAAAAATAACAAAATGGGAAGGACAAATTTGTCCTTCCCATTTTTCTTTTTACTCAATCATCAACATTAAGAGTGTTGGCCAACAGTCTTATAGCTTCAGCGATTTTCTTTCTATCTTCGTCAGATAAATCTAAAATCTTAGTCAAAATTTTGATGTCGCTATCTGACAAACTATATTGTAGTTGCAAATCTTCAAGAATAGTCTTGTCAGTTTCAATAATCATTTCGCCTTCACCAGTTTCCAGCCATAAAGGATTTACGCTAAAAATTTTGCATATATGACGGAAAAGCAAAGGTTTTAGTTCTGTTCTTGCAAGCTCCAAATTAACGATAACACTTTTTGAAACTCCAAGTTGCTCGCCGAATGCAGTTTGAGATAATGAATAAAAATTTCTAATCATTTTAACTCTCTCCGCGGATGTCATTAACTCCCTCCTTTCAACTATAATTATACAGTATATAAAAGTTGTTGTCAACACTTTTATAAGAAAAATTTTATTACAAAAATTGTAAAAATGTCTTGACAGCAACTTTTATAAGTGGTACAATGTTGTTGTAAACAACAAAGGGTAATATACAAAGTTGCATATTACAACACTTAATTAGGAGGTAAAATTATGACAACAAAAAAAGTAGAAATGGAGCAAATCACACTTGATTTGCAGAAACTCAAGGAAGCCGAAAAGCAATACATTCTCGGCTTTATTGCCGGACTTGAGTCAGCCAAGACAGAGAATGAACAAGAGCCGCCAAAGGCTTGTTAATCAGGAGGTGAGATAATGCAACCCTTAATCGCAAAAAGAACTGCTGACGGTCAGTTCGTAACGGTACAAGAGCCTTCGGCAGTACAACTTGACGACAAACAGAAAGATACTCTAGCAAAAATCTTACTAGAGGCAATGCTAAGAAAGGAAAATTCAAAATGATAGATTGTATTAACAATAGCCAACCGGCTCAGGCTACGATTGTGTATAAAGACGGCTCAACAGAGCTAGTGAATAATGTAACAAAAGCTTATATCAATGAAAACACTTATGTTCTTCAATGTTGTAGTGAGTCGGTTATTCTTACTTTATCAGATGTTATAAAAATCGAAATGAAATGATGAAAATAAATGCTAACGAAAATTGCAAAAGCTGCATACATATCTACTGTCAAAGTAGGGATAGAGGTATTATCTGTAACTACTTTGCTGAGAAGGAGGAATATCGAAACAATGAACACAGTAGGAATAATCGTAGTAGCGATACTAGTAGTAATCGTTGTAGTAGTGACAAGTCAGTGGGATAAGGAAGTTCAAATTCGGAAGAAATATGATAAGTATTTCTTTGATATTGTAGACGGCAAGCAAAAATTTGCTGATGAAAATTTAAAGCTTCGTCAGGAAAATATTAACTTGTCAAAGCAACTTAGCGCAGCCAAAAACGACATTAAGATTGTCGAAGATACCTACAAGACTAAGATTGATGAGCTTGAGAATGAAATCGTCAATCTCAATTATAAAAAGCAACTTGAAGATGGAACTCTTGAATTCAAGGACATCTTAGAAGTGGCAGAGGTACAAGAAAATGAAGAAGCAAAAGATTAAGCTAATAGGCTTTTTACTGTTAATGATGGCGATAGTAGTTATAAGTCTTAGCTGTCATATAAGCATTAACACCAAGTACGGCGGTATCTTCTTACTTCCGGCACTGTATATCCTGCTAACTTATACAGTACCGAAGATGGTGCAAGATTATATTGAAGAATTCAAAAAAACATGCAACAAGTACGATTACGTAATCACTAAAAACCAGTTTTGTGACAAGTGTGTGTACGAGGCCACAGGCAAGGAAGTTGAAGAACTGGAACATAAAGTTGAAGCGGAGGAAGTTAAAAATGTATGAGAATAAAGATAGAAAATGCGAATGTCACAAGTGCGAACTTAACACAACTTGTCAGTATGTGGATAAGTACCAAAGGCTCGGCAGAGAACATAGAGGTGCTCTTGGGCTTTGCAAGAAGCTAGAAGAAAATCAAAAGAGAAAGAAGTGAGATTGTAATGGACTGTAATAGCTTTATTAACTATCAGTTAGAAAAGCAACGAATGACAAAGGGTTGTAGTATTAACTGTGACAAGTGCGTTTTAGGGCGAGTGGCAAGCAGGTATGATATTAACTGTAAAGCACTTGAATTATTTAACCCAACAATGGCATTGAGAATGGTACAGAATTGGTCTAATCAGCACGAAGTTGAAACCAATTTGGAAATTGCGCTAAAGCAATTCCCGGATATTATTATCAATGAAAATGACGGTGTACCGTACATTTGTGTAAGAAGTTTAGGGTTAAGAGGCAGTGAATACTGCAAAATGACCGGCACTGAAGGACTATGTAATAACTCTAACTATTGCCGAGAATGTTGGAATATGCCTTGTGAGGTGAAAGAAAATGAAAAAGATAAATCAAAGAAAGGATGATAAACACAATGGATGAATTAAAACACAAAGTAATACACGAAGAAGTCGACAAGTCAATAAGGAATAAGAATGACTCTTTCGTGCTAGTTACAGGAATTCTCGACGACAACGCAGAGCAAATGTTCTGTGCTACGTCAATGTTTGGAACTAAGAACGAACTTGTTGGACTAACGACTCAGTTATTTTTGACTTTTTGTCAAAAATTTAGTGCAAGCGATATGCTCAAAATAATTGAAGAATCATATGAAAATGCATTACAAATATACGGAGAACAGAAAAATGAATGAAACAGAAAAGATATTGTGTAGTATCGGAATAACTCCGAATTTCAAGGGGTACGGATACATACTTGAAGCTGTTGACATCTTGCATGAACACCCGCACAAGCCTATGGAAGGTTTGTACAAGGAAATTCAGCGCAAATACAAAGTTAGAACTTGGCAGGCAGTGAGAAATGCTATCAGATACTGCGTAGCAAGATTGCAAGTCGAGAGCAACAAAGAAGCATTTGAGAAGATTTTTGGAATCAAACTACAAGAAGATACTAACATTAAGAATAGTGTGTTTTTGCAGTTGATTGCAAAAAAATAATGAGGACCACCAAAATTATTTGATAGTCCTCACACTCAAAAATAAAAAAGTGAGCGGTTTATTAACCGTCACTTAAATTATAAAGAAAGGATAGCCGAATGTCAAGTAATATAGATAAAATCGTACAGAAGAATATCGATGTTACTTGCAAAGGTTGTCCTATTTTTTTAACTGATAACCCGTATGGGTATCAACTGAATTTGAACAACTCATATATAAGAAAAATATATGAGCGGTACAAGTTTAAAAATGGACTGGCTACTCGTTACCCCATCTCTGATGAGGAACGAGAAAAGTTTGAAGAGTTGACAGTTAATTATCTAATAACAAAGAAAATCATTAAAGAATAAGGAAGAAACTATGAGCACGGAAAATGAAATCATACAGAAGGCTATCAACAAGATTGATACAGAAGCTGACAGAATGAAAGACGATACAGCAGTAAGAATTGCTAGCTATATCATAGATAACTACATTACCAGTGCAGAAAACGCTGAAAAGGTAATGAACAAGACACTATCTGATTGTATCAGCAGTGTCAGAAGTAAAGCAAAGAAACAAGCCAAAAACGGCTACGCGATGATTGAAGATAGAACCGTATGGAATTGGGTCAAGAAATTCTACGAATTTGTTACTGATGAAGTAGTAGAAACTCAAGCTACTGCACCGGTTGAAGAACCAAAAGAAGAGCCGGGCCAACAAGGACCAGTTAACCTTCTTGATTTTCTTTAATTTTTTCGGAGGTTAAAGAAAATGAACAAGAGAACTATTGAGATGGTAATGCACAACCCACCTGTATTACCTCGAACTTTTGAGGAAGATATAAAGAAAGAGCTGTGTAACAACTATGCTTTCGCAGACAAGAATGGTTTTTACTGTACCGCCTGTAAAAAGTATTACAAAAAACAGACAGGAAGACTTGTTGACAACGAATATAATCACAAAATTGAACTTGTCGCAGAACGGAAGCACAGAGATGTGAGAATGTGCCCTTTTTGCTACAAGCAAGTCAAGAAATATGATGCCTGGCGAGGCAGAAAAACGCTTGAGCAGAAAGGATACATAGTAATTCTACAGAGCAAAGCCGGTGGTGCTTTCATTCGTAGTTTTTATATATGTATCGATTATGACATTCCTACATCAAATGAACCAAGAATTACTTATTCAGAAGATAAGAGAGTCTTCTTGAGAAATGGTGAAAGCCTCATATTAGGGCGTGCTGACTGTTATGAGCCTTATTGGGGTGAATATCCTGATAGCCGGTACTGTAGTTTTGATAATGTTAACAATTCAAAGCACTATTTTTATCAAGTTGACAAAATCAGAGAACCAAGAATGAATCGCCTACCCAGCCTGACCATCCAGGACAAACCAACTCACTATTTTTATTTTAATGATAGTGCCTTAAAAAAGACCAGTTTGGTATATTCTAAACTGGATAAATACAGAAATTTTGAACCAGGTGTTTGTGATGAAGACAAGTTACTTGTCTCGTTTCTGTATTATAGCAATAAATATCCGGTACTGGAGAAATTACTGCTCGAAGGCTTCGAAATGATAGTTAGGCAGTTCGTAAACTTTAAAAATGGATACTATTACTATAATAGTTCTAATTTTAAAGGTAGAATTTTTAATTTTAGAAAATCTACAGTTGCGGAAGTTTTCAAATGTAACAAAGCAGAATTAAGAGAAATTAAAGAGAAAATTCCAAACCCACTTGGGAGAACTCAAAGTGCCATTATAGAAGAATTATTCTTTTTAAGAAATAAAATATCTGTAACAGACGCGTACTATCTCAGAAGCACAGATATTATCTATCATCAAGAACAACTTGACTTGCTACATAAGTACCGTAGTTATCATAAGATTGCTAAATACTTCAAACAGCAGAATCTAGAAACTTTTCGTGACTATAACGATTATTTAATCTTATTAGATAGATTAAACATCAGCAAAGATAACGAAAACACCCTATTTCCTTCTGATTTTAAAGTTGCACACGATAGTGCAGTTCAAAGACTTCAGCAAAAAGAGGACGAAGAAAGAAAAGCAACGTTGGAACAGAAACTGAAAAAGTTTAATAAATTGCTTAAGAAGTACAAGAAGAAATACACTTACAGCAGTAAAGGACTTATCATTCGTCCACTAGTCTCAATTGATGAAGTGTACGAGGAAGCGCAACAACAGAATAATTGTGTTTACACAAATTATTGTGAAAAATACCTCAAAGGAAAAACAATCTTATTAGTAGTAAGAAAAAAGTCAGAGCCGGACAAGGCTTACTGCACTGTTGAAGTCTCACTTAATGATGAGCTTATACAGTGCAGAGCAAAGAACAATGCTTCAGCACCGGTGGAAGTCAAAAAATTTATGGATGAATTTTTAGATTATATCCATAACAATAAAAATCTCAAAAAAGAAAGGAAAGCAAGTTAATGAATGAATTAATTAACACTACTGCTACTTTAGCAGAGACGAAAGAAGAAAGAGCAAACGCTCTACACGCAAGCATTATGCTTAATCAGCGAATGCTTGCAACGGCGCTAGTTAATGTTTGCCAGAATTTAAAAACGATGAGAGACGAAAAACTTTATCTCTCATTAGGATGTTCAACATTTGAGCAGTACACTGAAGAAAAGGCAGGCATTAAAAGCCGACAAGCATATGCGTACATTAGTACATACGAAAAACTCGGTAACAAGTTTATAGAGGCTAACGAAAGTTTAGGTATTACAAAGTTGGAATTAATAAGCCAAGTTTCGGCACTTGATAGAGAAGAAATTACTGAATCTGCTGAGGATATGACAGTTAGAGAGCTTAAAGAAGAAGTTAAGAGACTCCAGGGTCGTGGTGAACAACTCTCATTTAACTTTGAACAACAAGCAGAAGAACTGAAACAAGCTAAAGCTGATAGCAAGAAGAGCAGTGAACTTGTTGCTGACTTGGAAAGCAAGAACAAACAGTTAGAAACTGAATTAGTACAGCAGAGAGAAAAGTCAGCTACTGCGATTGATGATGCAGTAGCTGAGAAGCTCTCAGCAGAAATCGACAAGGCTTTAACTGCTGAGCGTGAAAAACACGAAGAAGATTTGCAGTCAACTGCAACAGAACTAAAGCAAAATAAAGAACTTGCTTTAAAGCTTAAGAAAGAAATACTACAGAATCAGCAAGAATATGAAAACAAGATTGCTGAGCTTGAGCAGTCTGCTAAGAAGTCAACTTCTACAGTTGACGAAAATCTTATTAATCTTAAGTTGCAGTTTGATAATCTACAAACAACAATTGCAAAGATTGAGAATTTAATCGCTTTAGTCGCTGATAAACAGACAAGAAAGAAGTTAGCTATCGCTATTGCAAACTTGTTATTTGCAAAAAGCAATTTAATTCAAAAAATTGCGGAGGCTGAACAATGAAATTCAAAAAAATGATAAATTGTTGTAAAAACAATAATTTATTGGTTTTAGGTCACAGCAAAGAAATTAATGAAAGTTCACCAGTATACATTTCTGACGGTGCAGCTATTTTCGTTATGCCTCATTTTTGTCAAAATCTTACAGCAGAAGATATTTGCAATATGAATGACATAAAAGAAAGTAAGCAAGATAAAATGAAATTTAAAGAACTGAAACTTGATGATTACATGACACAAGATAGTTATATTTCTGAAAGTCTTGCTAAACCTACTGACATCAAAATTATGATAGATGATGTATTGCTACAGCCGTTTATCACAGAATTGGGAATGATCTACATTAAGGATATGTACATTGATATTTGTGGCATTAGCAGAGACTTATTGACTTTCACGGAGCGTGAAAACAAAGGTATAGCAGTCAAAAAAGGGATGTCGCTAGAAGGCTTTATTTACAGAATGAATGTAGACAGAGAGAAAACTCTTGAAGAAATAAAAAATCTAGGAACATTGACGGAGATATTTCTCCAAAATCTTAAATAAGAACAGAAAAACGCAAGGGCTGAAATGCCCTTGTAAATCCTGCTTAAGTAATTAATTAAGCGAGGAAATATATAAAAACTCAAAAATAAAAAAGTAAAAGGAATTGGAAATGTATTACTATAAGAGAACTGTCAAAAGCGGATACTTGACTGAAATTGAATACATTAAAAGTTTGAAGCCTCGCAACAAAAGGAATGTTGCAAGAGGCAAGAATATTTGCAAGACCAAAGAACAGCAACAGAAAGCAAATAAGATAAGAGCAATTAAGAACACTCAGAGACTTATCTGTTGCAACTTCTCTGCCGGTGATTACTTTGTGCGTTTTTCAGCACCGTCTGCAACTTTCGCAGAAAGTGAGTTTAGGAAAGAAGTCAACAAGTTTATTAATCGTGTAAAGTATCATGCTAAAAAAAGTGATCTAGAAGTCAAGTATATTGGCTTTATTGAGTGTGGTGTTCGCGGGAAGAACTGGCATTTACATATTATTTTATCTGCTGAAATAGTTAAAATTGCTCGTGAACAGTGGAAATGGAAGAATGGCATTAATCTTCAACCACTTTATGAGGATGGTCAATTCTTCAAGCTGGCTGAATACATACGCAAAGATATTCAAGGTTCAAAAAGACTTATGACAAGTAGAAATCTAACCAAGCCTGAAATCAAAGTTGTAAAATGCGGAAAAAGGCGTTTTGCAAAGCTTGAAAAAGGCGAAATCGTTGATGTACCTGACAAGGGCTATACTTTGGTATCTGATTACTGTCCACTTGATGATAGTTGGGCTTGTAGTTATTCATTTACATTTTTTAATTCCTCAATTTTTTACGAAAAAGAAAGGCTAAAACAATGAAATGTAAATTTCCGGAACTGAAATGCGTGTCAAGGTCCGGCACAGAATGCAAGTTGAATATTTGTGCTCTTGAAAATGGAGAAGCAGAAGTAAAACATACAGCAGTAAAAAAGCAAGGGAAAATCTGTCCTCTTTTGAAGAAAGAATGTATCAAGAGAAGTTGCGAGTGGTACTGTGGCTCAGAAGAATGTTGCAGAATTTGCAACATAATGACAAGATGGTAAAAAAAGAAAGGAATTTGAGAATGACAAGGTACAAAGGTATAGCCTCTACAGAGGCAGAACAGCAGAAGCAACTAATAGCGTGGTGTAACACCATGTCACTTTATAAAGGCTATGAAGATTTAGCACTTATATATCACTGTCCAAACGGTGGAAGCAGAAACAAACTAGAGGCTATGAACTTAAAATGTGAAGGTGTTAAGCCTGGTGTGCCTGATTTATTTCTACCGGTTGCAAGAGGTGGTTTTTTCGGCTTATACATCGAAATGAAGTGGGGCAAAAACAAAACTACAGACTTGCAGAACAAGTGGTTAACTGAGCTTGCTAATCAAGGTTACTACTGCGTAGTCTGTCGTGGTTTTACTGAGGCAAGAGAAAAAATTGAAAAATATATCGTGCTTGCAAGAACTCAAGTGCAGAAATAGGGCTTTGCAGTTGAACGCAAAAAAAGGAGTATCAAAATGAGTGAACGAGTAAAGAAAAAATGTATGTTGTGTGGCGACATTTTTAGTGCTAGAAACAACAAAAACAGAATGTGTGACAAGTGCCGAGAACTAACCTATCCACACCTTGCCAGGCAAAGAAACAAGAAAAGTAACTTTAAAGACCATCTTTGTGTAGAAGTGCATCAACTTAAAATGTACAACCATCAGAACGGTACAAGGTTGACTTATGGACAGTGGAAAGGTCAAAAGTTTCTAGGCAAAATCAAATAAAACGGTACAGCAGTAAAGGAGAAAATTATGACACTTGCAGAACTCAGAACGCTTAAGAACAAATATCCAGGATTGAAAGCAGAAAAGCTAGACTTGGAAGATGAGAAAGAAGAAATTGAAAATAAGACTATCACCGACACCGTCAAAGGTTCATCAACAGAATATCCTTATCTGTCTGTACCGGTTGGGGTTGAGGGTCATAAACTAACCTCAGCAGATAGACGCAAGTTAGTATTGATTAATAGCAAGATAACGGCGATAATTGACACACTAACATTAATTGATACTCTAATTGATAGTATTGACGACAGTACAGTGAGATACGCAGTTCGTCACTACATCAAGCGAGGCGAAAGTTGGAAAGAAATTCATCAGCAACTGGGGAACTATAGCAGTAATCGCAGTGAGGCAGCTTTGAGAATGAAAGTGCAAAGAACAATAAGATATTTTTAAAAATGTTCTAAATGTTCTACAAGTTCTATTTCGTTATGTTATTATTACAATGAACTCAAAAGGTAGTAAGCCTACTGATTGATTTCGACTCATAGTTTTCTTAATAGGTGACTCAATAAGGTGCGGCCTTTAGGCTGGTTTAGGTCGCACCTAAACCGTCACAACAAGAGGTGTTGCAAATAGCTAAAGAATTTGCAAAAGCATTTTATTCATCGTCAAGATGGAAGAAATGTAGAGACACATTCATACAGAACAGAATGTTGGAAGATGGTGGCTTGTGTCAAGAATGTAAAGAGCAGCTTGGTTACATAGTTCACCACAAAGAACACCTAACACCTGAGAATATTAACAATCCAAATGTGACATTGAACGAAAACAACCTTGAATGGGTTTGCAAAGAATGTCATGACAAGTTACACAATGTGTTTCAGCGTGAAGAAAGAAAATATTATTTCGATAAGGAGGGAAATTTCATAGTCCCCCCTTAATTTTTTACCAAAATTTACCATTGTGGAACCGAGGGAGGGGCTCGATAAAAGACGCAGGTCGTGCGTATGACCCCCCTCCCCATTTGTAAGAAAGGAGTTGAGCAGATATGGCAGAAGTTGATCTAACGAAGAAAAAGCAAAGAGAAATCAAGAAAGAAATAAAGCGACTTGAGGAAATCTACAAAGACATTGATGTTAAAAGAAAAGACCTCATCCCTGGCTTGATTGAAAATGCTGCTTTTGTCCGAGTAACACTAAAATATCTTGCCGAAGATTTGAAAGAAAATGGTACGACAGAAATGTTCAGCCAATCTGAAAATCAAGCTCCTTATTCTAGACGCAGACCCGAGGCAGATTTGTATAATACTATGACTGGAAACTATTTAAAATTCATCAAACAACTTGATGATATGCTACCAAAAGCGGTAGAAAAACCAACTGAAAAAATTGACTTTTTAGACGATTTTGTAAATTCTCGTGATGAAATATGAGTCAAAAATTTAAAAAATACCCTCTAAATTATAACCCAATTTTAGAATACTGGGCCAAAATTGAGAGCGGAGAAGAAGTCGTATCAGAGAAAGTCAGAACTGTTTATAAGAAACTCGCTTGGGATGTTGAACACCCTGGCGAGTATTTTTATAGCAACAAAAGAGCCAACCATATTTTAGAATTTGCCGAAAATTTCTGTAGGAATTCTAAGGGCAAATTTGGCGGTCAGTTAGTCAAACTTGAGTTATGGGAAAAGGCGTGGTTAGCTGCTACATTTGGCTTTGTTGGAATTGACGGACTTAGAAAATATAATCTATCTGTTTTAATCGTCGCTAAGAAAAATGGTAAATCTCTGTTAGCCTCAATCGTCGGCTTGTATATGTTAATCGCAGATGGCGAACCAGGTCCGGAAGTGTACGCAGTAGCGACGAAGAAGGACCAAGCAAAAATAATTTGGCAAGAAGCAAAACGAATGGTCCGCAAGTCTGAATTTCTACTGGATAAAATTAAGACTTTGCATAATGAACTTTCCTCAGAAGAATATAACTGTGGAATATTTAAGCCTTTGGCATCAGATAGTGATACCCTTGACGGCTTAAATGTACATTGTTGTCTGATGGATGAGCTTCACCAGTGGAAAAACGGCAGAGCCTTATTTGATATTATGTCAGACGGTACGGCAGGCAGAGAACAACCACTTGTGTTAATAACCACAACCGCCGGTACCATCAGAAATGACATATATGACGATATATATGACGATGCAAAAAACGCTATCAATGGCTTGTTTGACGATAATGGCTTTAAAGATGAGCATAGTCTTTATGCCATCTACGAACTAGACAAGCGTGAGGAATGGACCAACCCAAATTGCTGGAAGAAAGCAAATCCTGGGCTTGGAACTATCAAAAAGTTATCTACATTAAGAGATAAAGTTGATAAAGCGAAGAACAAAACTGAGCTTGTTAAAAATCTCTTATGCAAAGAGTTTAATATCCCTGAAACTTCAGTCCAAAGTTGGCTGACCTTTGAAGAACTGAACAATGAGAGAACATTTGACGTTAAAGAATTAAAGCCCCGGTATGGAATTGGCGGTGCTGACTTGTCAAGCACAACTGACCTTACAGCAGCAAAGGTATTATTTTGTATTCCGAACGATGAACATATTTATTGCTTGTCAATGTATTGGATTCCTGCCGATTTACTCGACAAAAAAGTAAAGGAAGATAGAATTCCTTACGATATATGGGTCGATAAAGGTTATATGAGGCTTTCACCTGGCAACAAAATCAATGCTAAATGTGTAACAGAGTGGTTCCAAGAAGTTCAAAATGAATTGGATATTTATATCTACAAAGTCGGCTATGACTCTTGGTCCGCAGTCTATTGGGTGGACGAAATGAAAAACACCTTCGGTGATGTTATGGTGCCGGTAATTCAGGGCAAGAAAACCTTGTCAAATCCAATGAAGAATTTAAAAGCCGATCTACAGAAAAAACTTATAGTTTATAATAACAATCCTATCGACAAATGGTGCCTATCTAACACCGCTATTGATGAAGATATTAACGGCAATATTCAGCCTACTAAAACTAGCAAGGCTACAAGAAGAATTGACGGTACAGCAGCACTGTTAGATGCCTATACTGTTTTTTGTAATAATCGTGATGAATATATGACTTTAATTTAGGGAAGTGAAACAGATGTTTGTTTTTAACTTTGAGCAAAAAAAGAAACTTGATACTGCAATTATCAATGATATTTTTGGAATCACTGAGAGTTTTGAACTGCCAAAAGCGTTACTATCAAAATTAATGAATAAAAGTGAAAAAGACAAACTCTGTGATAAATTACTTCAATACGATTTTGATTATAAGAATGATTGTCTGAGAGATTATTTTCAAGAAAATAACGCAAATAGAAATGCATTGAAACAAGACTACACACCTGACTGCTTGTGTACACTAATTTCAAAACTAATGCCACAAACGGAAAATGTTATTGATATTTGTAGTGGTACTGGTGCTTTAAGTGTAGGAATCGGCTCAAAAGAGATAAACTATCAGTGTGAAGAACTATCTCAAATGAGCATACCTATCTTGCTATTGAATTTGTGTATTAGAAATTTACAAGCGACAGTTTTGCAAAAAAATGTTTTGGAAAATAAAGTTGAAAAAGTTTATAAACTCACGCAGGGCGAAAAATATAGTAACATAAATGTTACGAATGATTATGAAGAGCAGAAAACAAGTTGCGTAATATCTAACCCACCTTATTCTCTTTCTTGGAAACCGGTAACAGACGAAAGATTCAACGGTTACGAGTTAGCACCAAAAGCGAAAAGTGATTACGCTTTTGTACTAGATGACTTATCAAGATTAAATGACAACGGCAAAGCGTTCTACATTCTGCCTCATGGTGTACTCTTCAGAGGTGCAGCAGAAGGAAAAATCCGTCAACAACTTATTGAAAACAATCTAATTGATGCCGTTATTGGCGTACCAGACAAGTTATTTCTTAATACATCAATACCGGTTGCAATTATTGTTTTCAACAAAAATAAAACTGATAACAATATCTTATTTATTGACGGTTCAAAAGATTTTGATAAAAATGGTAAGCAAAATGTTATGAATGATAAGCATATCAGCAAGATTGTTGACGCTTATCATAGCAGAAAAAATGTTGCTAAATTTGCAACAGTAGTTAGAAAGCAAGAAATAATTGACAATGACTATAATTTGAACATACCTCGTTATGTTGATACATATGAGAAAGAGCCAGTCCCAGCGATTGACGAAACTATTAGCAATTTGATTAATATTGAAATGCAGATACAACAACAAGAAAGAGAAATTGCTGATATGATACAGAATTTTGAATTTGCAACGCCTGAATTGGAATGCGATTACAAAAACGGAATTATGCCATTTTTGAATTACATTGAAAATACAAATCCAGTTGAAGAAGTTGAAAAAAGTTGGATTGCATATAACTCGATATTAGCAATTACAAAAGAATTGCAGAATGAACCTTCAAAAATTGTGAAATTGAGTGAAGTAGCAGAAATTGAAAGAGTAAAGAAAAATCAAGTGTATTCAAAAGACACTTTGTATTTACAGTTTTCTGCTACTGATAAAACTATCAGATATTTAGATAAAAGCTCAACTCTTGAAACTAAGTTTGGAATAATCAAGCCGAAAGGCATAAATTCAAAATATTTATACTTTATTTTACAAAAAGAATTACCAAATTTTTTAGCAAGATACCTCTCCGGTATCAACATTAACCCTGACATTTTTAAATATTTTAAGTTTCAAATACATTCTACAGCAGTAGCGCAAGCTAAAGCCGTCAAGGCGTTAGAACTTGCAGAACTTGCAGAACAGCAAGTACAAAGCTGGAAAGATTTTAAAAAATATCATCTTGATAAAATGTTTTGTTGAAGGTGGTGAGATATTGAAATTAACTAATAGATTTAAAAACTTTTTCACCGGAAAAGTTAGAAAAATTAGTAGAGTTGATGTAATTAAGGACAACAATGTGTTTTCGACATGGGGCTTTACTCCCTACGAAAACGACATTGTCCGTTCTTGCATTAACGCTAAAGCAAAACGAATAGCAAAACTTACCATAAATCACATAAGAAGCTCAACGGATGAAAACGGCAACAAGGTGTTACAGATTAACCCTGAACCGTATATGCGTTTCTTACTTGAAGAACCAAATAGGTATATGTGCATTACCGATTTTTTGAAGAAGTGTTCGGCCATTATGGACCTTACGCAGAACTTACATATTCTTATCTTGCGTGATGAGAACGGTATGCCGTCGGAACTCTTCCCAATTTCTTGTTTATCCGCTACAGCAGATACGGACAAGCAAGGAAATCTGTACTATACTTTCAACTTTCCTCGTGGGAAAAGATTATCGGTATCTGATAGTGATATTATTCATATTCGTGGAGATTTTGCCTTTGACGATATTTTCGGAACTAGTAGAGCCAAGTCACTTTCCCCGCTTATGGAAGTTGTAGAAACTACTGACAGAGGCATTATCAACGCTATCAAAAATAGTTCGGTCATTCGTTGGCTACTTAAATATACAACTTCAATGCGTGATGAGGACTTGAAAACTAACGCACAGCAGTTTGCTGATAACTACTTGAATATTTCAAGTGATTCTGTAGGCGTAGCTGCGGTGGATGCCAAAGCAGACGCTACTCAGATTAACGCACAAGACTATGTACCGAACGCAACGCAGATGGAAAAGACAAGAATAAGAATTTTGTCTCTTTTCGGTATGTCTGAAAAGATTTTGCAGTCAACTGCAAATGAGGATGAGGAAAATGCTTACTACGAGGCAGAGATAGAACCTTTCATCAAGGCACTGCAAGAGGAAATGACAAGAAAGTTATTTACACGAAGGCAGAGAGGTTCAGGAAATAAGATTTCCGTCGGCTCATTTAATTTACAAGGTGCATCATTATCAAGTAAACTACAGTTTATGAATTTAGTTGATAGAGGTGCATTGACAGTTAATGAATGGCGAGAAACTCTTGGACTTGGTCCGGTACCGGGTGGCGATAACCCTATTCGCCGACTTGATACGGCAACAGTAGTTGACCCTGAACCGACTCCAAACGGTGACGGCGAAGGAGGTGATGAATAATGACAGAAATTAATATTAAAGGTCCAATCGTCAATAATTCTGAAGAGTGGATTTATAACTTCTTCGGCGAGGATTGTACAAGTGCAAGTCGTATAGCTAGTGAACTAAAGAACGCTAATGGTGATGATGTTACAGTTAATATCAATTCCGGTGGTGGTGATATGTTTACCGCAAGTGAAATTTACCAACTGCTCAATAACTACGAAGGTAATGTTACTATCAAAATCGTAGGTATTGCGGCAAGTGCTGCAAGCGTTATTGCTTGTGCCAGTTACAGTGAAATCGCACCAACTGCGTTGATGATGATTCACAATGTATCAAGTAGTCTTTATGGAGATAATCGGGACCATCAACACGAAGCTGAGGTTCTCAAGAAATGCAATAAATCAATTTCTAACGCTTATCGACTTAAAACCGGTATGGCAGAAAGTGAGTTACTTGCGTTAATGAATAAAGAAACTTGGCTTACAGCAGAAGAGGCGGTCGAAAAGGGATTTTGCGACAAAATTATTGAAAACAAGCAAAATAGCAACAACGCTAGCTTATCTCTTGTTGCCTCAGTCGGTGGAATGATTGCACCGGATAAGATTGCAAAAATGCAGAAGAAAAAGAAAGAAAATCAAATCAAAATTGAACTGCTTAATTTAAAGCAGAGAAAGGATTAAAAATGAAATTTAAAAACAAAAAAGAGTATCTCGAACAGAGAGCAAATCTAATTAATGAAGCTAACAAGGCAAACGAAAACGGCGAACTTGACAAAGCTAGCGAACTTGTTGCAAAAATTGAAAACCTTGACAAGGAATTTGAAAAGTTTGCACAGGTGCAGGCAAATCTGAAGGCACTAGACAATCAGCAGGCACCTGCGCCACTACCACTTGGCGGCAATGCAGGCGAAAGCGACGAAGGACCTACTAACATTTTTGCCAGTGTAGAATATAGGAAAGCATTTATGAACTTTGTTCAGCATGGCACAGAAATTCCGGCTAAGTTCAGAAATGACGTAACAACTTCTAGCACTGCCGGTTCTATCGTTCCAACAACTCTATATGAGCAGATTATCACCAAGCTAGAAAATTATGGTACTTTCTATGCTAAAGTATTTAAGACTAACTACGAGTCTGCTATTGCTTTCCCAACACTAGCAGTTAAGCCGGTAGCAAGTTGGGTTGATGAGGACAAGGGTGCTACTCAGCAGAAGGTTGAAACAAGCAAGATTACATTTATGGCTCACAAACTTAACTGTAAAGTTTCATTCTCTCTATTTATGCAGGTAACAAGCCTTGAAATTTTCGAAAGTCAGTTTACAGACTTGATGGCTCAGGCAATGGTTAAGATGATTGATAAGGCTATTATCAACGGTACCGGCACTGGATGTCCTAAGGGTATCTTAACAGAAACAACTAGCAAAGTTGTTAATGTTACTAAAGCAGGTAAGCTAGACTATAAAACTCTAATCAGTGCAGAAGCTCTAGTCGAAGATGTATATAGCGAATCAGCAGAGTATATTATGACTCGTGCTACATTCTTCCAATTTCTTGGCATGACAGACTCTAACGGTCAGCCAATTGCAAGAGTTAATCTTGGTCTAGACGGCAAACCACAATTCCAGCTACTGGGCAGAAATGTAAATACAATTAGTGAGGACGCTATCAAGAGTTATACAGATAGTCCAACTAGTGACATTACATTTGCCGCTATCTTTGACTTTAAGGACTATGTCTTCAACGAGGCTCTAAGTCTAACAACTAATATCTATATCGACAACGATACTCATAACAAGGTACTAGATATGGTTATGCTTGCGGATGGCAAGGCAGTCAGAACTGACAGTTTAGTTATGCTAGTAAAAAAATCTGCGTAATTTGAATAAGGAGGTTAAATAATGGCCTCACAAGATATGATTAAGGCGGTCAAATTATCTCTAAGGCTTACAGCAGATGTATTTGACAGTGAAATATCAATGTTAATTGACTCTTGCACCTTGGACCTTCAAGGCGCAGGAGTATCAATATCTTCAACTAATTCTGCGTTAATCACTCAAGCTATTGCTTTTTATTGCAAAGGCAATTTTGGCGATGGTGACGATAGATTTATTCAACAGTACGAAAAATTAAGGGACGCAATTGCGAACCGTAAAGGGGTGGACAGTAATGTTTGATTCTGTCGCAACTTTAATAAGTGAAAATATTGACTTTGACGAATTAGGCAACGAAAAAATCATTACAGCAGAAAAACAAATTTTTTGCAATAAAAAATCTGTTACGCAAAATGAATTTTTTAAGGCAGCTGAGGCAGGGCTAAAGCCTCAGCTGATGATTTTAATTTTTGCAGTTGACTACAACGGTGAGAACAAAGTCAAAGTTGATGATAAAGTTTATTACATTTATCGAACTTATCAAAAAACTAAAGATAAGTTAGAACTTTATTTATCTACGAAGCTTGTTGCCGGTGCACAAAATGAATATTGATGTTAGTAGTTTTGCTGATGAAATTGCAAAGCAAATGAACACTTACACCGAAGAAGTCACAGAAGAACTTGAACAAGTTATTCAAGACGACACAAAAATTTTGCGCGACGAACTAAAAAGCACTTCGCCAATCAAAACCGGTGATTATAAAAAAGGTTGGCGTGTGAAAAAAATAAAGCAAGACGGTCGTTATACCGTAATAGTACACAATGCGACAGACTATCAGTTAACCCATTTGCTCGAGAAAGGTCACGCAAAAAAAGGCGGAGTCGGCAGAGTTAAAGCCTATCCCCACATTGGTAGTGCAGAAGAAAAAATCGTACCTAAATTTTTAAATGATGTTGAAGAAATTTTGAAAGGCTGATGAAATGAGCAAAACGAAACTTAAAGAAGTTATCAAAAAATTAAATAAAAATAAAATAGCGTGTGCTCATTTGTCATTCAGCAAAGAGCAAAATTTGCCTTATACGATATGGGCCACAGACGAGATTGAGTGTACTTGTGCCGATGGCTCAATCGCATATAAAGAAGAAACTATTGCTTTAGAAGTTTATTTTGACAAAAACGATACAGAAACAACAAAGAAAGTTGAAGAAATATTAAACGCCACTTGTGGAACTTATGATACAAGTGGTGAAATATATATAGAAGATGAAGGCATTTGCGAAGTAATTTACTACTTTACAAGTGCCTGATTTTTTATTTTAAAAGGAGGAAAACAAATTGAAAAAGACGATTGTAAAAAACGGCTATGCTCTACTAACAACAACTTGGACAGAAGGCAAAGCGAAGGACACATACGAAAAAATCACATGGTTAGACTCAGCGGAAGCCGGATGTAGCTCTTTTGAAGCTGATCCACAAGGCGACACATCAGAAGTTTATGCAGATGGTCAGTGCGTTTATTCACAAGAAGAGAACGGTGGTTACTCAATTAAGACTACTATTATTGACGCTATCGACAAGGTGAAAGAAACTTGGCTTGGTGATAAGAAGCACACTAAAGGCACAGCAGAATACGCAGGTTCTACGAAGCCTTATTTTGCCTATTTGATTATTGAAGAAACAACAGACGGCAAAGGCAAGACTACTGTTTACTACAACTGCCAGGCATCACGACCTAAATTATCCGGCTCAACATCAGAAAACGGCAAGTTTGATTTTAAGCAGACAGAGTTTGAACTCACTGCTAGAAAAAGAATGTCTGACAATCTTGTCAAGGCTGAATTTGATGGTATGGAACTACTAGACCAGGTACCGCTACCTACTGAGGAGGTTACTGCATAATGGAAAAAACAATTACCATTGACGGCAAGAAAGTAAGATTTAGAAATAGTGGAGCCGTAATGCTTCGTTATAAAATGCAGTTCGGCAAGGAATTTCTTGCCGAACTTGCACAGATGGAAGAAGCAGTACAGACCAAGAAGGTTAAAGACAAAGATACGGTAGTAAGTTATGACATTGAAAAATTCAATCTTGAAGTAATGTACAACATTCTGTGGACATTAGCAAAGAACGCCGATAACTCAATTCCTGAACCACTTGAATGGCTTGACTCATTTGAAGAATTTCCGGTTTTTGATATTTTCTCACAGATTGAAGAAATCTTATCTAATGACTTAAAAATCGATAGAAAAAACGCGTAAACGGTGTTGGGTCAAGTTCTAACGGCGACACAATGACAACAGAAGAGCTGTTAGCGTGTTTAACCTTTAGAGGGCTGAACACCGTTGACATGGACAACCTCACCATCGGAATGTGCTTGAACTTTATCCGGTCCTATGACCGTTTTGAAACTGTCCGCCAAGGTGGAAAATGGGAAGACCCTGAATCAGCTTATAAAATCGCAAAGAAAGCACTGCCAATTGTAGAAAGAAGATACAAGGAAGGCATTATCTCGGAAGAAGAATATCGCAGTTATGTATCTGAGATAGAAGAATATGAAAGGGGCTGAGCGTATTGGCATCATCAATTAAAGGAATTACAGTCAAACTTGGAGCTGATACAACAGCTCTATCCACTGCACTTAAAGATGTTGACAAAGAATCGAGGAATTTACAAGCTGAGCTAAAAACAGTTGAAAGATTATTAAAACTTGATCCAACGAACACTATTCTGCTGGGACAAAAACAAGAATTACTTGCAAAGCAAGTCAACAGTGCTAAAGATAAACTTAAGCTACTATCAGATGTACAAGAACAGATAAAAGATAAATTTACTCAAGGAGAAATTGATGAGGGACAGTATCGAGCATTTGAGCGTGAAGTCGCAAAGACTCAAGGTGAATTAAAGAAATTTAGTTCAGCGGTAGAAGAAACTGGCACTAAGTCTAGTAATGCTGATGAAGAAATTAAAGACACAAGCACAGACTTGCAAAAAACCGGTGCAGAAGCAAAAAATGCAAAATCAAATCTTCAAAATGTAGGAAACGAATTTGATAGTGCAGGAAAAAAAGCAAACAAAACCGGTGATGAAATTAAAAAAGTCGGCGAAAAATCTAAGACGAGCAAAACTTCTGTTAAGGATGTCGGCGATGCAGTAGAAAACGCAGGAAAGAAAGCCAAAGACGCTAAAAGTGGTTTTACAATTTTTAAAGGTGCAGTTGCAAATTTGGTTTCAAGTGGTATATCTTCAGCAGTATCAGGGTTAAAAAGTCTTGCTACTGAAACAATCAACACTGGCAAGAGTTTTGAAGCTCAAATGTCAAAGGTTGCTAGTATTGCGAATACGGACAAAGCAGGACTTGATAAACTAACAGACTCAGCGAAAAAAATGGGTGCAAGTACAGTTTTTACGGCTGAAGAATCAGGACAAGCACTTGAGTACATGGCAATGGCCGGTTGGAATGTAGAACAATCTACATCAGCATTAAGTGGTGTTTTGAACTTGGCGGCTGCAAGCGGCGAAGACTTAGGAACTACTTCTGACATTGTTACAGACGCAATGACTGCCTTTGGGCTCAAGGCAAGTGAAGCAGACCATTTTGCTGATGTGTTAGCAAAAACCGCAACATCAGCGAATACCGACGTTGGCAAAATGGGCGAAACATTTAAATATGTAGCCAGCTTGTCTGGCTCACTTGGATATAATGTTGAAAATGTTGGCGAGCAAATCGGTTTAATGGCTAACAATGGTATCAAATCAACTCAGGCAGGTACATCTCTAAGAGCTATTATAACAAGACTATCAACAGACGCTGGCGCATCAGATAAGAGTCTTGGTGCACTAGGAACATTAACAGAGAAACTTGGTGTACAATTTTATGATTCTAGCGGCAAAGCTAGAGCACTATCTGATGTTATTAATGAGTCAAGGCAAGCATGGCGAGGATTGACCGCAGAGGAACAAACTAACTATGCGAAGAAGATTGCAGGCACTGAGGCTATTTCGGGCTGGATGGCATTAATGAACAGTAGTGAAACAGATGTTAACAATCTTTCGTCTGCATTAAAAAGCTGTAACGGTACAGCTGAAGAAATGGCTAACGGAATGATTGACAACTTGGACGGTGATATGAAAATTCTATCGTCTACTTTCCAAGATTTTCAAATTTCAATTTTTGAAAATGCTGAAAGTCCGCTCAGAGATATGGTTCAGACTGTTTCAGGTGATGTAATTCCGGCTTTAAAGGGTATGGTAACAGGTGTTAAAGGTTCGGACAAAGAATTTGGCAACGCAATAGGCAAATTAGTCAATACTATTTTAAGCAACTTAATACAAGCATTGCCTCAAATTATCAATGTAGGTATGTCACTAATTACTACTCTAGCAAATGGCATATTACAAGCAATCCCAAAGCTAACTGCTACAGTGGTTAAAATTGTTCCTCAACTGATAACTTCGTTAACTCAACAAATTCCGAGATTTATACAATCGATCATTACTAGTGCTAATCAACTTGTGCAACAGTTACTTGCATTTTTTATTAACTATTTCCCAACATTTATTAATCAAATTTATAACACAACTATGGAAAGTTTACCTCATATTATTAGTGGTGTGATTAATATGTTGTTGGGTATTGTTGACGCCCTGCCACAAGTGATTGACGCTATTTTAACCGCTTTACCGACAATGATAGACTCAATAGTCACTGCATTAACTAATGCAGTGCCACAAATAATTAACGGTGCAATTAAAATGTTAATGGGCATTATCAAAGCAATACCTAAGATAATTTCGGCAATTGTAAAAAATCTACCAAGAATTATTACTTGCATTGTAAACGGTTTAATTAATAGTATTGACGCGATTATTAAAGGTGGCATTCAGCTGATGATGGGCTTAATTAAAGCAATCCCAATTTTTATTACAAAGCTAATACCACAGATACCAAAAATTATTATTACTATTGTAAAAACATTGATTAAAAACTTACCAACACTGATTAAAGGCGCCGTACAGTTATTTATGGGTATTGTCAAAGCGATCCCAAAAATGCTTGTGGAACTTGTTAAAAATCTACCTCAAATTATTGTTGCGATTGTCAAAGGCTTGGCATCATTAGGCAAAGAAATGTGGAACATCGGCAAAAATGTTGTGCAAGGTTTGTGGAACGGTATTAAAAATTGCGTTAAATGGATTAAAGACAAAATCTCAGGTTTTGTCGATGGCGTAGTTGACGGAATCAAAGACTTTTTCGGTATTCACTCGCCCTCAACAGTTATGCGTGATGAGGTCGGCCGATTTGTTGGTGAAGGTATCGGTGTTGGTATTGCAGATAGTACCAAAGGCGTTGTCGCAAACGCAAAAAACCAAATGAGACAAGTAGTTGATGCCTACAGCAGTTTTGATATGCCGACATTAACACCCGCGATAGCCGGCATTGCAACGAGCTCAAGTGGTCAGCTTGTAGCTGATAGTAATGTTTTGCAATCAACTGCAAGGCTAGGGCGAAACTCAAACGGTATGACGTTTACCCTTAATGTTGATAATTTCAACAATTATAGTGATAGCGATTTACGATCCATCACTAGAAAAATGTCAGAACTTCTAGCTGCTGATATTACTCAGCAACAGAAAGCGTGGTAAACATATGTTCGATTTAAAATTTAAAGATAATTGGCTGAGCGAACTTGGCGGAGTTGTAGAAGAACAGAAAAAGCGAAAATTCGCAAAGCCTAACATTGAACTTGTCGATATTCCAGGGCGAAGCAAGAAAGTTGTTAAAGATAACTTGTCTTATAATTCGATCGAACTTGAAGAACAAATAGCCTTCCTCCCTACGCTCTGCAAGTTAAATATTGCAGAGCTAGGAAAAAGACTATCTGAATGGCTTATTGGTACTGAATATAGTCAACTTTATCTAGACTATATGGAAGGATATTTTTACAATGCGATAGTAACTGATATATCTGATTTACAATCCGGTAATGCCGGTGTTATGAGGACTACAATTAAATTTACTTGTGAACCGTTTTTGTATTCTTATGAGGGACAAAAAGCTATTGATGTTAGTAGTGCTACTCTTATAGCACCAACAACGCTTTACAATCCTGAACAAGAAATATCATATCCCAAAATTTTAATTTCTGTCGAAGGAGAAAACAAGACAATTACATTCTACGCAGACAGACGAACTTTCACTGTCAAAAACATCACCGGTTCTGCAATCATTGACACGGAAAACCGTAATTGTGTTATGAATAACGAAATTCATAATGAATGTGTAAATGGCGTGTATTTTCCAACCTTTTCACCCGGATCGAATTCCATTAGTGTTCAGGCAAGTTCGGGTACTACTGTCAAAGTAGTACCAAACTGGAGGCGATTATAGTGTTACCGATTTTATATGACAATAATTCTACAAAAGAAGAATTACTTAATACAAACGGTCTAGGCGTTTTAACAACTTGTACAGAATGTGTAGTAACAGAAGAAAGAAATGGTATTTTTGAATGTTCAATTACCGTTGTTATTTCTGATGCCGACCTATTATCAAAAAAAGTTGAGGTCGGAAAATTCGTCAAGTTAAAGGCTAACCCTCAGCAGGTCCCACAGATTTTTGAGCTATATTCAGAAAATTCAACGATTACGGACAGAAAGAGAACCTTCACCGGCAGACATATTCATTATTTTTTAAATTATGACCTAATCCAAGGCGGATATTATTTAGCGACAGATAGCCATTTTTCTTATGGTGTACATACCGGTACACCAAAGGAAATTTTTGATTTTGTATATAGTCATAATTTTGAGAATGGTGCAATATTTGCAGATAAAGAATTTACTTTTGTAAGCGATATTACAGCGGAGTCAGACAAAGTAGATATACACAGTATTCGCACGATTGGAGACTTTCTTGGCGGTGGCTCTAAGTCACTGTTACAAATTTTCAAGGGTGAATATAAATGGAACAACTTTGATATTAGTTTTTTAAAGTCAAGAGGTACTGAAAAAAATCTTATAATCAAATACGGCGTCAATCTTAAATCGTTTCAGCAAGAGAAAAATATCGAAAAAATGTACACTCACATCTATCCGTATGTGAAAGTCGAACTTGGCAAAGATACTTCAACGAATGAAACCGTATACGGAATTCTTAACCTTCACCGGAACGGCGGACCCTATGTGTACTCTCTTATTAGCGATATGACTTTTCACCGAAAAATTTTAGAATTAGATTTAACTTCAACACTTAAATCTAAAAAAATGGATATGAACACACCAGGCGCAACGGTCTATCTTAATATTTACAATGCGACAGAAGCGTATGCTAAAGCTAATCAGCTGACAGTGCCGGAGGTGTCTTTGACAATTACAGCAGAAAGCGAGCTTGAAGAAATGAAGAATATAGCGTTGTGTGATACTGTATCAGTGTATTTCCCGACTTTGCAATCAACTGCAAAAGCGAAAGTAACCAAAGTAGTATTTGACTCTCTACTAGAGCGATATACAACTATCGAACTTGGAACACCAAAGAAATCTCTTGCAAATTTATTCAAAAAGGAGGAATAAAAATGCAGTTACAACATCAAAAAATCACTCTAGATGTTAATGATACTAGAGCGTTTACGGTACTCAATGCCCATCAAGGCGACAGTAAGACAAGATTTATTGACATTACTCTCACAGACAGTGGAAACACTATCACTCTATCTAGTAACTATGTAGCAACAATCAAAGCAAGTATTAATAGCAAAACCAAAGCAGTTAATACTGCTGTAGTTGATACAACAAACAATGTAGTTACTGTTGAGCTAACAAAAACTATGTTAGACACGCCGGGCTTGCTAAATTGCGAAGTTATCTTACAAGAAGGTCAGCAATTTGTAACATCAGCGACTTTTGCTGTAAAAGTTGCTGAGTCTGTAATCTCTGATGAATCAGCAATCGTAGCAAGTCAAGAATTTGGCGCTTTAAATGAAGCATTAGAAAACGCGAAAAAAATTGAAGATAACGCTGAAGTTGTCAAAGACATGCTCGAACATATTAACGAAGTAGGGTCGCTTGATGAAATTTCGCAATTTGTTGTTGATATAAAAAAATATCAGCAACAAAATTTTGCTGATAAAATAAATAAAGAAAAAACAGGCTATTTTATATCGACAAATCAAAGCAATCAAGGCAATTTTGATAATGGTACTTATAGCATTACAACATCTTCAGACAATGCAGTTAGAGCAAACTGGATTTTTAATAGTGAAATTGTAACAGAAAAAGGTAGTTATTATATAAGCTTTGATTACAAAACAAATAGCGATTTTAATTTAGGCGTTAAAATTGATAACAGCTACAAAGATTTAGGGAAAATTGGAGCAATCACAGACGGCAACAAGCACACTTATGTTGCTAAAGTTGATGTTATAAACTCATTGAATTTATACGAAATTTATGTGCCAAATGCAGCTAATATAAATTTGTCAATGTCAAACATTATTGTAATGAGTGAATTTGACTTCGTTAAGTCTTATAGCAATATTACTGAGTATTTGCAAACTCACGATCTTGCAGAAGTAACGCCTGAGCAGTTTGGCGCTATTGGAAACGGTGTATTTGATGATACAACTGCTTTGCAAAAAGTAATTGATTATTGTATCACAAACGGTAAGCAACTCAAATGTCAAAATGGTAAAACATATTGCATTAGCAGTCCGTTAAATTTATCAAATGCTAGCACTTGTTTAATTGACTTCAATTGGGCAGTTTTGAAAGCAATTAAGACAATGGACTATATGATTACATTTGATGGTTCAGCTAATGCCAAAAATGATGTAAAAACATTGTTAAAAAACATTATTATTGATTGTAACAACAAAGCCGGTGGACTTAATCTAATTTATTCATATAAATTTACATTTGAAAATTTTATGATTAAGAATTGTCAAACGGTTGCAATTTGGATACAAAAAGGTGGTGCTTTTATTTGTCAAAATGGCACAATTATAGGCGATTGTACACCTGATAGCCGAGGTATTTACAATCAAACTAGCGATTGTCATTTTAATGAAATTGTAATTGTGGATATGAAGAAATGTATCTACAACGGTGGTACTAACTTTTATAACAAAGTCCACGGTTGGTTAACAAGTAAGGTTGCAAATTCAATTTTCTTTAATCACTTTGCCGGTTTTGGAAGTCTAACACAATGTCAATGTGATACATACGAAACAGGATATTTATTAAGGACAAGTTACGATTTATCGCTTGTGGCGTGTACATATTATAATAACTATCACTTGTATGATAGCGAAGTAACTCCAGTAGTATTCAAATTCAACTCAGGTATTCACCCATATGCAAGAAGAATTTGTTGCACAAACTGTAGTTTTAATTCTCCTAATCTACAAACTACTCTTAGTTCGGTTGTTGATGCTCAAATTACATTTAACGGCTATACACATTTTATTAATATCGACGGTTACAGTACCATTAGTCGAATTAGTCCAACTTTACAAGCTAAAGTAACATCAGGCTTTGACGGTTCAGTTAATAAGCTAACATACCGTAACGGACTTTGCTACTATGACTTTTCTCTACAATTTACAAGTACAATCGGAGCAAGTAACTTATTAGAGATAGCTACAATTCAAAGTCCTTATTATCCACTTGAAAACCAGATGTTTCCTTGTTACCTAACAAAAACATTGGCAGGGTCAGATTGTATTGTCGGCAAACTATTAATCGGAACAGACGGCAAAGTACGAGTAAGAATACCAAGTGGTAGTGTAGCAGATTATCAATATTTATATGGTCATATTTACTATGAGCCAAAACAAATTAGTGATTAAAATAAAAAGGAGAATAAAATGAAAGAATTAGTATGTACAGCTTTTGGTGTTGTGGGTAGCTTTATTACAACACTTTTTGGTGGATGGAATACAGGTATGATAACTTTAATTATTTTTATGGCAGTCGATTATGTAAGTGGACTTATTTGTGCCGGTGTATTTAAGAAGTCCTCTAAGTCAGATAATGGTGGACTTGAAAGCAGAGCAGGTTTTAAAGGTCTGTGTAGAAAAGGTGTAACACTTCTTGTTGTACTTGTTGCTTATCGTCTAGATTTGTTAATTGGCACAAATTACATAAGAGATGCAGTTATTATTGCATTTTGTGTAAATGAACTGATTTCAATAGTAGAGAACTGTGGCTTAATGGGCGTACCAATGCCACAAGTAATTACTAAAGCAATTGACCTATTAAAGAAGAAAGGGGAGGATGAATAATGAGTAACAGTGAACTTGCAAGTGTAACTAAATTAAGTCCAAACCATTCAGGACTAAGAACTCACACCATTGACCGTATCACACCACATTGTGTGGTTGGTCAGTTGTCAGCTGAATCTATTTGTAATTGCTTTACAAGTCCATCAAGAGAGGCAAGTTGCAACTATGGTATTGGCACAGATGGTAGAGTAGCACTTGTTGTTGAGGAGAAAAACCGTAGTTGGTGTTCTTCTAGTAATGCGAATGACCAAAGAGCAGTCACAATTGAATGTGCTAGTGGACTTGAAGAACCTTATACTATGAACAGTAAAGTATACAAATCTCTTGTAAAGTTGTGTGTTGATATTTGTAAGAGAAACAGCAAAACAAAATTGTTATGGTTTAACGACAAAGCAAAAGCCTTGAATTATAACCCTGAGTCGAATGAAATGGTGCTAACAGTCCACAGATGGTTTGATTATAAGAGTTGTCCGGGTAATTGGCTTTATAGCCGATTAGGTAAGTTGGCAAGAACTGTAACCAAGAAACTACAGAAACATGAGAAAGTTAAATTACAGGGTAACGCAGGACTGTATAAGTACAGTTTTAAGGACCCAATCGGTAATGCTAGTGCAAAACTTAAAACTTTAAAAAAAGGTAAAACAGTACAAGTTATTGAAGATGATAGTACAGGCTGGGTAAAGGTTAAGGCACTATTGACAATAGGTTGGATTGCTACAAGTCATCTAGGTAATGCTTGTACTCACTCTAACTACAAAACAATTACAGTTAGTAAAGGTACAAGAGTACGCAGACTTAATAGGGCTGAAACAAAGTTTGAAACTGATACCAAACTTGGTGCAAGTCATAAGTTTAGGCTCATTTGTACAATCACTAAAGGTAAGTATGCTGGTTGTAAATATGCAAAACTTATCAGTAAAGATGTGAATAATGGCAGAATGTATTACATTTATTAATAAGAATAAAAAATAGTAAAACAAAATCAAGATTTTCGTGCAAGAAACCCCATAACAGTATAGTACCGTTGTGGGGTTGTTTTACTTTTGTGGGGTTATTTTTATATAATCTTATCATTCATAAGTTTATAAATAATTAAATCTGTAACATAAGTAGGGCATTTGGTTTTTTCGAGTTCCCACTTCTGCCAAGTGTCATAAGGGATTTTGAGCATTTGTGCAAATTCTTTTTGTGACTTGTTGGCAATGGACCTTACTGTTTGATAGATGTTATTACAATTAGAAAAATCGTCACAGCCACAACAATCGCAGAGAGCATTAATAACTTCATTTTCATCTGATATGTCAATATCGTCAGGTAAATCATAAACTTCTGCTAGAATTTCAAATAATTCTTTTTCACTCTTTGTTGAATATTCGTTATTTGCTTTTTCTTCTTGCAAAGTTTTCCACGATTTCCAAAAATCAAAGCCTTCATAGCTAGTCCATTCATCATTATAATCCGTATGTTTTGGATTGGTATACTTACGACTACCTATTTTATAATATTTCATTTTTTTCCTCCTAATAAAAATAATTTTACATATAATCTGACCAAAAATTTTTAAATCTAAGACTTGCTTCATCATAGTTTTCAATAAAATAAGTTTCATGGTGATATTCGAATGAACCATTGATACCAATTTCAAATTCTTCTAAGCAACTTTTTGGAATCCAAAGAGTTTTCTTTTTCATTGGAGCGATTGAAACCATTGCATATACCGCTTTTTCAGTTTCTTTGAAGATATTAAAAACATTGTTGTCAATGCAGTTAAAAGAGATTTGCTCAGAAATCTTATTCATAAACCATTCTTTAACTTGATAGCTTTTTTTCTTTTGGATTGTCATAATAGTTACCCCACTTAATATTTGTTTCTTATCTCTTTCTTTAATTACATTATACGCCTATTAGGCGTATAAGTCAAGCGTTTTTTCAAAATTTCTTTAATTTTTTAAAAAAATTATAAAAAAATAGCTAGACTTATCGTCTAGCTATCAACGCAAAGGTTTTAAATACATTATTTGAGATCAAATAACTGCTTGTTGCGACCTTTGCCACCTTTGGTGGGCCAACAGGGATTCGAACCCCGGACCAACCGGTTATGAGCCGGTGGCTCTGACCAACTGAGCTATTGGCCCCAACAGTATTTTTAATTATATCAGTGGTTCTCTAATTTGTCAATAATTAATTGTTTATTTTTTGTGCATTTTTCTGTAAAATTAAGGGTTTTTTCGCAAGAAATTTTACTTTTAAAGGTATGTGAAATTTTTGTAAAATGTGATATAATATATGTGTAAGAAATATATGAGTAATAAATCGAATTATTAAGAAGCTCAGACTGAACAGTGTTATTTGAATGGAGAATGAAAGATGTATCAAGAGGGTGACAAGGTAATCAACAGCAATGGTGTTGCCTGTGTAATTGACAGAATTGAAAGAATGAAGATGCCTCATAGCAAGATTAGAAAAAATTACTATGTTATGCACGATATTCAGAAAAGTGATAATGTTTATTACATACCACAAGAAAATGAAGAGAATATGCGTTCACCAATGACTAAAGCAGAGGCAGAGGGATTGATTGACAATATTCCTCAAGTCGATCCTATTGATGTTAAATTTGATAGGTTTAGAGATGAAGCATATAGAAAATGTATGAAAGAGGCTACTCCGGAAGTACTGGTTGCTATGCTAAAGTACTTTGTCGCCAGAAAGAAAAAGCGTCAGAGAGTAGGGAAGAGCCTTTCTGCTATTGATGAAAAGTATATGAGAATTTCATCAAGAAATCTATTTTCGGAACTTTCTTGTTCAATGGATATTTCTGTTGAAGAAGCTGAAAACCTTGTGTATGGTAATTTCTCATAATTACTCAATCTAATATTAAATTAGGACTATCGTTTGATAGTCCTTTTATTTTGCATAAAATTATTATATTTGGCTGAAAAGATAACCGAATAAAAATAGATATATAGATATAAAAAATAAGAACCATTCAAACGAACGGTTCTTATTGGTGGGAGATGGTGGATTCGAACCACCGAAGGCGTTGCCAGCAGATTTACAGTCTGTCCCCTTTGGCCACTCGGGAAATCTCCCATATTATAAAGCCTACTATATTAAGTAGGCTTGTTTTTGGAGCTGGTGGACGGACTTGAACCCCCGACCTGCTGATTACAAATCAGCTGCTCTACCAACTGAGCTACACCAGCTTATGTAGTTTTCTCAGTAATTTGAGTTCCAAATTACTGACGCTCCATTACTATACCACAATAATAATCTGTTGTCAAGAAAAAATTGAAAATATTTTGATTTTTGTTTGTTTATGAGAGAAGTTTGTTCAATTATGTCTGTGGGTAAAGATTAATCAGTTCTGCAAATTAGTTTTCAATTTTGTTTTTGCGTATATAGATAGGTTATTCAATAAATTGAAAAAAGTTTCTTATGGATTAGCACAATTAAAATTAAAAAACTAATTTGTCACAATAAACATAGGGAGAGAGTGATAAATTACGATAATAATAAAGATTAAGAAAATAAAAAATGCAAAAAAATAAGAACCATTCAAACGAACGGTTCTTATTTGGTGGGAGATGGTGGATTCGAACCACCGAAGGCGTTGCCAGCAGATTTACAGTCTGTCCCCTTTGGCCACTCGGGAAATCTCCCATATATAAAGCCTACTGTATTTAGTAGGCTTGTTTTGGAGCTGGTGGACGGACTTGAACCCCCGACCTGCTGATTACAAATCAGCTGCTCTACCAACTGAGCTACACCAGCTTATGTAGTGTTTTGTGTTAGTGAACTTTCCGTATCTCTAACGCTCCCTTACTATACCATATGGAAAAATTTTTGTCAACAATTTTTTTGAATTTTTTTAAATCTTTTTTAATTCTTTTTAAAGAAAAGTATTTTTTATTGGCTTTTAGTTACACTATAGTGAGGTGAAAAGTGTGAATATAACTGGGCTACAGGTGACTAATTGTCGAAGAAAATTATTATTATT